AACTCTCCATATAATATAAAATGTCTGGTGGTATCGCCCAACTCGTCGCTGTCGGTGCTCAGGATGTGCACCTCGTCGGTCAGCCCGAAGTCAGCTTTTTCCGTTCTACCTACAAGCGCCACACGAACTTTTCCCAAACTGTCGAGCGTCAGGTCATTCAGGGCAACGTCTCGAACAACGGTATGTCCACCGTCCGCTTCGAGCGCAAGGGTGACATGCTCGGCTATGTCTATCTCATGCCCATCAAGGGTGATGGCTCCGCAGCCAATGCCTTCACTGATTGGACCACCGTGATCTCCAAGGTGGAGCTTCTCGTCGGTGGCCAGGTGATCGATGACCAGGACTCCACCTACTCGACCCTGATCGCTCCCACCCTCTCTGCCTACTCCTCTGCCAAGGCTGTCTCTGGTGGTCTCTATGACGGTACCAGCTCCGTTAAGTTTTACCCCCTCCGCTTCTCCTTCTGTGAGAACTGGCAGTCCGCCCTCCCTCTCATCTCCCTCCAGTACCACGATGTTGAGCTTCGCATCACTTGGGGCACTGAGGCTGCTGCGAGCAAGTGGGAGGTTTATGCCAACTACGCGTACCTCGATACCCAGGAGCGTGAGATGTTCGCCTCTTCCCCCCAGAACATGATCATGACCCAGGTCCAGAAGGCGGTCGCCTCTGGTTCGAAGATTCAGGAGCTCAACTTCAACCACCCTGTCAAGTACCTCGCCGCTGGTGATGCTTCGGCTGTCACCATGGTGAGCACTGCGGGTAACAAGCTTAAGCTCCAGATTAACGGTACCGACGTGGCTGACTACAAGTTTGCTGATCCCAACTTCACCACTGTGCCTCTCTACTACCACACCTCGCACGGCAACTCGAGCCCAGGTACCAAGCTCTTCTTCTACCCCTTCTGCCTCGAGTCCGGTAAGCTCCAGCCCACCGGTTCCCTCAACTTCTCGCGCCTCGATTCGGCTCGTATCATCAATGATACTGCCAACTCCGACAAGGATATCTACGGTGTGAATTACAACGTCCTCCGTATCGAAAACGGTATGGGTGGCCTTTTATATTCTAACTAATTAATAAATGATTTGGAAGATTGTCTTCCTTTTAGCCATCGTTTTTGTATTGACGTACGATCCTAAGTCCAGGACACTTGAAAAGTTTGTTGGTCACCCCACACCACCAACTGATAAATCATGTGAATCTACGCATTACCAAGCCGTTCAGTTTGCCCAGAGTCCATACGAGTGTCCCACCACTGGTAAAACAAGGATGGGTGCAATTGCTTAAAAAGAAAATTGCAGACGTAAGTATATGATTCCCATTAACCGTGACACCGCAATGATAATCGCCACCATCGTGTGTGCAGTCGGTATCATCTTTCTATTCAAGGAGCTTAACAAGACGAAAGAAGAGATGAACACATTCAAGAGTTTTTCTGCTCAGGTGATCCGACATCTCAGCGCCCCCGAGCCCGTCGCTGCCCCCGTTCCTAACCCTCCCCCTACTCCTGTACCCGTGGTAGAGAAGAAGAAGGAAGAGGAAAAATCCGAGGAATAAACATATATCCTTATTATAACTTGCGAATGCGCAATGAAAAAGTACAAGGCGATTGCAGTACCGGTTAGCTTTGCTGATGGGAAACCACGTTTTCTCACGGTGAGGGATTGGAGATTTAAGGATTGGATCTTTGTCACAGGGGGGTGCAGGCGAAGAGAAATATTCAACCCTATCCGTTGTGCTCTCAGGGAGTTGGAGGAAGAGACACGTGGCGTTGTTTCCCTAAAGCAAGGTGAATATACCGAATTCAAATTTACAGTTAAGGAGAGTTCTACAGTGGATCTCGAATATAATGTCTTTATATTCTTTGTCAATTTCAATCGAAATGAACAACAACAACAAATTAAAAAGTTTTATGAAGAAAAACATAAAACAAATTTAAAAAAGTTTATGAAACAACCAATCAAAAAAACATACGATGAAAACGATTTCATGAGTTACGACACATTGGAGGAGTTTAATTCACGAAAGCGTTGGAAACTTATCATAGATAATGTGATCAAAAATCCACAATTCTATTCGTGTATAAGTTCTTTGAATAGAAAAACCTTCTCTATAAAATAATGAAGTCTAAGGCTTATATTTTACACCAGATCGGAGAACTTCTTGAAAAAAACCGTGGTTTATGCCAAGAAGAAATTGACGATTGGATTAAGGAAAACGAAGTCAAAACAGTCTATGAACTTTTAACTATAAAGAAGGAACTTTCTCAGGGAAAAGAATTTCAGGATGTTTCTTGTATGAGGTGGTTTAGAGAATAGAGTCCCAATTCAGATATGTTTAAGAGTTGGTGTGCAGCTCAAAAATTTAATAATGCAGCCAATCTATCACATGTGCTCATGGACGGTGGTGTCCTTTCCGTGCCATTTGATAAATTGACTACTTTCCATGAGAAGTACGTCGAAGCCGTGAAGCGTGGTGAGCGTCTCTATGTAGTTGAACAGAAGACGGAAACGTACAATTTTTTCGTCGATATCGATTACAAAGACACGACATCTCTAGATCTTGAAGAGATTAAGGATATTTGTAAAGTTATTTGTGATAAAGTGAAGCGCCATGGTGGTAAAGAATGTCTCATCTCAGTATCGCCACCCAAGGAATGTGGAGAACTCATAAAAACCGGTGTTCATCTGAACTGGCCAGGTTTTGTCGTGGATCAACAATCTGCTAACGCTCTCAGAGAACATATTCTCGTAGCACTCTCAAAGGCAAAGGGGAGAAAGACGGATTGGAACGATATCATAGACGCTGCTGTGTATGGTAACGCAGATAGAAAGACAAAGGGGAGTGGATTTCGTATGCCATGGTCGTATAAAAAGGCAAAACATGTGACGTGTGAAGGACGTGGATGTTCAGACTGTGACAAAGGGAAGATTGATCAACTTGCATATCTACCATTTTTCATTTACAAACCGGGACCACCATTGAGTGCCATTTTGCGAATTGAACAAGAACCAACTCTAGAGATTTTGAAAATGGCTGTTGTTCGAACGGATGAACCACAGACGATTCATGTTGAATCACCTTCCACGGTTATCAAAGAGGGTTCCTTCACAGCTGCTCAAACTAAAGATGAAGTATATGATGACGAACTCAAAAATATGATCGAGACATTCATTCGAACGAATATGGAGGGTCAGGGGAATGCTTATGTTCCAAAAATCTTCAAGAAGAAGGATACATACCTTGTCTCTACTACATCGAAATATTGTGAAAATCTCAAACGAGAACATGGTTCAAATCATGTTTGGTTTATCATCAGTGGTAAAACAATTCTTCAAAAATGCTTTTGTGTATGTGAAACACTCAGGGGAAGGCGCAATGGTTTTTGTAAAGATTTTTGTGGTCGAAGACATCAATTGTCACCAAAGATCGTAGAACACCTGTATCCCAAAAAGGAGGATATCTCGAAGTGTCCCGAAATTAAACAGAAAGTCGAAAAACCACAAGTAAAACACAATCTGATAAAAGAACCTCTCGGTATTTTCATTCGTAAGTACATGCGGGGACCGGAAGATTTACAGGTGGTGAATATCACTAAAGATAATACATCTTACGTGGCACTAACAAACTCGAATTATTGCGAAACAATCAAAGGTAATCACGACACTGCAGTTATGTCTTACACCATCAAGGGTAAAGAAATTGTACAAAAGTGTCCAGTTTGTAAGAAGAATGTATCAAGAAAGCACTGTTTGACTGAGAACATTTTAAAGGTACTTAAACAAAAGTAACTTATAGAACTTAAATGATTACTCGTTCCGGTCGTAAGATAAAGAAACCTGATCTATTTCAGCCCACTGAAACTGATCTTGTAGATGATTATGACGTGGATGATCATGATACCGACTTTGATTCTGAAATAGATACTGAACAAGAGTGTGATTCCGATGAAACTGAAGATGAGTATGATAGTGATGCCGATGAAAATGGGAACCTCAAGGATTTCGTAGTTGATGACGAAAGTGAAAGTGAGTCAGAATAAGCTTAAAAAAAACAGAACTATAATTAGAAAATGGAGACTGATATCGGAAATCCAATTGAATATAACCCAACTGTCGATCCTTTAAATAACGATAATAATGACGAGCCTGTACAGGAGGAACAACCATATTACATGGATTATCCTATGCAGCCTCCTCAGATGTCACCACCCCCACCCCAAAACGGCAAGTTTGATTTGTTCGAGAGTGTTGATAAATCAACGTGGATCATCGCATTCGCCGTGTTTCTTCTAGGCTTTTTCATGGGGAAAACCATGCAGCCAGTGATCCTCCGGTACACTTGAGTATGGGACAAATTTACCGATATCCCCATAGATGGGACGTAATTCACCCGATGCATCTCGTTTCATGAGTTGTGTTGGGTATCTCGGATTGATGAACGCGTCATCTGTATCCTCAATAAAACCAGCAGTTGTACTGACTTTAGATTTCGAGTCTGTTTTGTTTTGTAATTCAAACGTTGGATTAAAAAACAAAATAAAGAATGCACTTACCAAGATTATTGTCACGATAATCTTGAACATTTGTTTTATTATAAGTTTATATTTTATTGTTCCTCCTCCTCAGGTTCTTCCTTCACATCCTCGAGCTTAGCTTCGGCTTCACGCTTTTTCTGACGCTCCATAACCTCCATCGCGACAATCGCATCAGCCTCCTTGACGAGATCCTCCATGGGAGTGTCGGGCTTCTCCTTCTTGAGGCGCTCCAGAACTTCAGCAGGGTGAGAAATAGGCGCTTCGTCGGGCTTAGTATAAAACTTAGAGTTCTCATCACCGGGAGTGAATTGGTTTGTACCGGCAGTCATGGCAGCCTTACGCTCACTGAACATGCGCGCAGCCTGAGCCTGATTCTCCTTGTATCCAGACATAATCTCCTCGAGCTTCTCGTTCGTGTAATGAACGTCCTCAATCTTCGTGGGATCGGGTGGGATCAGCAGCCACTTGTACATATCAACCACATAGATATCGAAAGTGGGATCCTCCTTCTGAAGACGCTTCGCATGGTTCGCCGCCTCGTCACGAGTCCCAAAGGCACCACGAATCTTAATACCAAACTTATCACTCTTCTGGGGCGCCTCGGGTCCGATGATAGAAAGACAGGCGAAGATCTGCCCGGGCACGGTGGTGTAGTCGGTTTCAAGAGACATTATACATCTGAAAGACGTCAAAACTTTAAGCTACGAAAACCTAAGTACCCGACTTAAAAGGGTACAGCATGTACTAAGAAATGGGGATTTTCAGTGGTACGTATTTAGAACTCTTATGCTTCATGAATGATTTTGAGACTGTCTATTCAATCATAGAAGAGGGTCTCTCCTCTCAAACATTCGCACTTCACACGGAAAATTCAGATGGTCGCGACAATAGCCGACTAGACGAGGGTGTCATCTCAGAGTACCTCACACGCACTTTCATGGGTGTGCGAAGAGGGGTTAATAGGGACATTGGGGATGTGTGGTTGGGTGATTTACCGATTAACATCAAGGTTGTCGAGGATCGACCTACACAAGCCAATAATCTCGTCGGTTCGACAAGTTTTGTTAAGTACGTGTTCAATGCTTCGAGATGTCACACTACTGTTGATATAGCCAGGACGCTAGTAAATACACCTTTGGAGCAGGAACTAAGGAAGTATGGTCTAATTATCATTACAAAAGAGACTAACCGCGTTTGGGTTGGATCATTTGATCAAATCCCAGAGGAGCATATTAGAATCAATCCATCCAATGGTATCCAGATTACGTGGCCATCTTCCAAGGTTTCCCGAACAAATGAAGAATATCGAGGTCTCATGAAGAAGAAGATGCTTGAACTCATGGAAAAGTGGGCTGAACCGCTTAAAGTTTATGAAAGTTTGGTACATAATGAGCAAAGAGTTGGGACAGTTCTTCACGATCAATGAAGGACTTCAACAGTATGTTTTCGATCGGGTAAAACATAAAGGGAGTCTTCTCCTTGAACCATCATTCGGTGCTGGGCATCTTTTGAAAAAGTTTGTAGAGAGTGATAGTGAATATCCAATGGTATGTTATGAAATTGATTCCTCGATTAAACCGTGTATCACAATTGGGTCTCAACAACAAATTGTGTATAATGACTTCATGTCCCAACAGTTCGACACTACATTCAAAACAATCGTGGGAAACCCACCTTATGTTCAGAAATCTGATGGAAATTTATATCTCCATTTCATCAAGAAATGTTTTGAACTTTTGGATGATGATGGTGAATTGATTTTTATCGTTCCTTCTGACTTTTTAAAATTGACAAGTGCATCGAAGATCATATCGGAAATGGTCAAATATGGTTCATTCACACATTTTCTATACCCAAACGATGAAAAATTATTTGATCGAGCAAGTGTTGATGTAGTGGTCTTTCGTTACGAAAAGGGTTTATTTACTGAAAGGGTCGAAGTCAATGATACTCTCAAGTATTACAATGTCATAGATGGCATCGTGACATTTACCGATACCCCAATGTGTGGTGACATCGTCTCGAACGTGTTCAATGTGTATGTGGGACTTGTTTCTGGAAAAGATGAAGTGTATAAAGTCCCATTCGGTAACACTGAAATATTGGTTGATGAAGGGGAACGAGAAAAGTTCATTTTTACGACGTCATTTCCCACGGAGAACCGAGAGATTGATGAGCATCTCATGGAGAATAAACAGGTACTCATTGAACGCAAGATTCGTAAATTTAATGATGGTAACTGGTTTGAATGGGGTGCTCCCAGAAACCTCAAAACAATCGAAGAAAACCTGAATCGCCCGTGTATATACATGAAAAATCTTACGAGAAGTGAAGTGGTTGCGTTCAAAGATAAAGTGTCTTATTTCGGTGGTAAATTATTGTGTCTCATTCCACGACGTGATGTAAATTTGGATAAAACTATCGAGTTTCTAAATAGTCATACATTTAAGAAAAATTACATCTATGCTGGGCGATTCAAGATTGGGCAGAGGCAACTTGCCAATGCCCTCCTAAGTGATTTAAAAGAGTGATAATTGTATGAAGTATGGAGGAAATTCGCAAAAACCACAACGAGGCGAAGAGACTGTTGATTCAGAGTGTGGCTCAGAAGGGGCAGCATATTCTCGACGTTGGCTGTGGTTTTGGTGGAGATCTTCAAAAATGGCACAAGTGTGGGGTGAATATAAATATGTGTGACCCAGAAGCCAGTGCTCTCGTGGAGGCGCGGACACGGGCTAAAAATATGCATATGCGTGTTAATTTTTATGAGGGTGACATTCACAACTGTCCAAATAGAAAGTTTGATATTGTGTGTTTCAACTTTTCACTTCATTATATATTTGCATCAAAAGGGTTGTTTATGAGTTCAATCAAAGAGATCAAAAAACGACTAAAACCAGGGGGTCATTTGATAGGTATCATACCAGATTCAGAAAAGATTATTTTCAAAACTCCGTTACTTGATGATTCTGGAAACTTTTTTAAAATGAAGGACCACGGAAATGGGGGTTTTGGTGAAAAGTTGTTTGTAAATCTCGTGGATACACCGTACTATGCAGATGGGCCTAAATCAGAACCGGTTGCATATAAAGATCAATTGGTGACTCATCTTGAAGATTTGGGTTTTCGATTAGAACTTTGGGAGGGACTCACAGGAAATCCAATTTCAGAACTCTATAGCAAATTTATCTTTGTATATAACAGATGATAGCTTTTTTGATATTAATCG